GACAAGATCGCCAAACGCGCCCAGGCTCATTCAGGAAAAGGAAGGTGATGCAACGCTTCTCAATCAAGGCGCTCTCCTCAATGTTTCGCACGAATCGCGAGACGGTCGAAAAACGCGCCTCGCACCTAGGGCTGAAGTTTGAAGAAGGCGACAAGGGCGCAAAGCTCTACGACATCTACGAGATCGCCCAGCTTCGCCCTCCACCAGCTCGCAGCGAAGGGGCAATGTCCTTGGAGGAAGCGAGGACGCGAGAGGCTACAGCACGCGCAGAGGGCCTAGAAATGGACAATGCGCGGAAACGCCGGGAACTGGCCAACGTGGACGAGCTGATGGCAGCTCAGAACGTCCTTTTCGACGAGATCGCCGCAATGATCAAGAAATCGAAAATGACCGATGCCGAAAAGGAGGATTGCTTGAGCGTGATCTCCTCGGTTCCTCGGAAGTGCTGGGGCGAGCTTTAAACGTTACCGGGAGGCGCCGGCGCTTTGCCAATTGCCGTAGACAGCCCTGCCGCTTCCAGCTTGGCATTATCCGCCTCATTCTCGGCAATGATCTTGTCGATATTCAAGCCGCGATCCTTCGCCGCACGCTCTCTGGAATTGAGCGACAAGGCGATTTCCCGCTCAATGGCTTCGATGTCGCCGACAGGATCGACCCAAGTCCACGTTCTGCCGGAAAACTCGACATGGGAGAGGCGGTCGAAATCAAGGAGGGTATAGCCCTCAATCCTACCCATTAAAAGGGCCATTCGCAGCCAACGCTCGAAAAGCGGAATCTCAAACGTGTCGATGAACCACGAATGGAGAATCTTGTAAATGTCGCGCTCTGACAGGACGCCCTGCCGGATTGACGAATACGAAACGCCCTCAAGATCCTGCGCCCAGGTGTTGTAATTGACGTAGATGCCGGGGCTGACTCCGCGCAGAATAGCCTTTCGGAAATCAGGCATTGCGCTGTTCGGATGCGCCGGATCAATCATTTGGGCCTCGACGCCATGCGGGAGCGTCTCAAACGTGCCTGGTGCGGAAGGAGCAATGGCCTTGCCGTCGTCGTCCTCGTCGCCAGTGTATTGCGCCTCGCCAGTTTGCTTGAAAAAGCCTAGCTTGTTGGCGCTGATGCGGGCGGCGATGACCTCGGCTTCTTCGAATTTCGCGAGATGCCGAAGACGCAGGAGCGCGTTGGCCAGCCAAGAATAGCCTTGGCTCTGGTTGATGCGTCGAGCAAGGAACGTGTGAATCATGTTGTCACCACCGACCGCGAACGTCTCGCGAGTGTAGCGACCGCTCTTTGGGTCCATTTTGCGCAAGTGATACCGAATCGGCTCGTCCCACTCGTCGAACTCCACGCCCATGTAGATACGAGCGGCATCGTTCCGGTGGTGCGGATCGAGCGCGTCGATCTCGATTCCCTGCGCGGCAAAGCGGAAATCGTTTTTCGGAAAGCCTTCAATGGTGCGCGTCAAGAATCCACCATCGCGAACGGCAGACCGCAACGCAAGGCGCTCGAAAGCGGCGCGTGAGAACTGGCGGGTGACATCGAAATTGCCACGGCGCGAGAAATCCTCCCACGCCTCCTCGACCTTCGCTCTCGCGTTGTTGTCGGCGCTGTTGGACAAGCCCTTTTTGCTTCTGGCATCTGCTCGACGGGCAAGCGATTTCATGCGGATCCCATGCTGGCCGATCACGTTGGACTCCAAAGCCATCAACGCGCCCTCGATATAGCCGTCATTCCGCTCAGAATCCCGCGCACGGTCGCGCAGTGACTTGGCATCCTGCTTGATCGCGTTATCCGCTGGGCCTGTTCCTGCGACCCAATCGTTGGTGTATCGCGTGCCTTTTGCCGCGTCGAAATTGCGAGCGCGAATTGGCTTGTTGTTGGGGCCGTAAAGTAATGGTTTCATTCAAAGCGGGAGTAAATTGTGCGACCGTTGGAAAGCCCAGCATCAGCGCGAGCCTTGGCGATCTCGGTGTCGAGGTCGCGCCGATATTTGGTCAAAAGCTCGCGAGCGTCCATCAAGGAAATTTTCGTAATCGGCACGCCTCCAACCGTGTAGGTTTCAAGCCCTCGGCCTTCGTCGTCGCTGATTCGGCCTTCAAGGTGTGCTTCCAAAGCCTTAACCATTTTCCGCGCATGACTCGGCAGCGGAGAGCGATCCGGCGGGGCTTGCAGCGTGATATTGCCAATAGACTCAACCGACCGAATCCCGGCCACCTCAAGCGTCAAGGCAACCACATAGATCCCGGCTGGCAGGTTGGCCGTTTTTTCCGGCGGATAGGTAGCGGTTGCCGTCGTCCCTGAGACTGACAGCGGAACCGTGACAACATCGCCGGAATCAATGCTGCGAAAATGAGCTGATCCCGTAGCGCCTGACGTTACAGTTGCGGTAAATTCCAACGATTCGCCGCAGAATGCGCGGGAGGGTAAAGCTGCCATATCGGAGGCATCGACAAAACAAAGCCCAATTTCAAGGGCTTTTGGTTAATCGGCTACGAAATCGAGCGTATATTCGCGCTCTTTACCTCGATCCGGCACGTTCTTGGCCGCATATTCAGCGTATTTTTTGGCAATCGTGGCAAAGGCAATGTCTAGCTTCTTCGCGGCGGCGATATTGTAAACGCGAACGTCGAGCGGTTCGTTTCGGTCGCGCTTGTCCTTTTTATCAAAGAACTCATAAAAGCTCCCGTCTTGTCCTTTCTTCAGCGTCACCTTTTCGATCAGCAGGCGCTGGAAATATTCCGGCGTATACCCATGGCCGCTCGGGAAATGCATGTAATTATGCGGGAACGCGGAAGATTTGCGATCTTGGCGCAGGACCGCGTTTTGGTAGATCATGCTCTTGCATTCGTGCGTGCCGATCTCAAAGAACGTTCCGCGCTTTTCCCTTTTAGGCTGCGAGACAATCGGCTTGCCCAAGACCGTCGAGCCGAAGATTGCAAAGACTCCGCGAGCTTGTCGGACCTTGGTAAAGGCTAGCACCTGGGCCTGCCTGTATTTAGAGTCGATGAAAACTGACGCCACGCGCAGCACCTTTCCGCACGGGTGCAGGAATTCGGTCTGGAGCAGCGCATCGAGCTTTTGCCACACTTCCGGCTCCATCGTGCCCCCGCTCAAAATGTGATACCCAAGCCCCCATGTCTGGCCGTTGATGCCGTGGCCGACAAACTCAAACTCCAAGCGGTCTCCTTGAACATCGCAACCTCCGGTGACAACCAGCACCCCGGCAGGAATCTTGAACTGGTTTTCAGTGACGCGGTCCAAATAATCGTAAGCCTCCTGAGCAAGGCCCACCGGATCCGGCATCTCCTCCTCGGGGGCTTGATACGTTTCCGCATCGAACGTATTGATCAAGACGCGCTTTGCCTTCTCGCGATTGTCTGCCGCCTCGATCTTCAGCTCCTCGACCGCAGCCCAATGGAGATGACTCGCGAATCCCTTTTGGGGAGGATGCGGCGACATCATCCGCGAACCGTGGAACCCTGCGATGCCGTTAAATGGCCGCGTGGCCTGCCATCTGCCGTTCCGAATCATCTCCATCCGCTCCGCATCGGAGATTCGGCACTCGCTCTCGGGGCATTCAATCCACGCGTCCTCGGGCTTGTCGCGGTCATATTTGAGCTGGCGTCGATGCAGGACAAATTCCTTTGAGCAATGTGGACAGGGCGCGATCCATACTCGCCAATCAGATTGAAGCATCAGCGCCTCGATTTTGCTCTTGCCTTTGACGCTTGGATACGATGCCGCAATCTTGATTGTGTCCGCATATTCGGAACCTCGGACCCAGAAGATTTCGAGCGGGTCGCCTTCGTCGCTTTCGGTCGATTCAATGGCGTCGATCTCGTCCGCAAAGAGAAAGTTTCCCTTTGCCCTCCGCATCTCACCTGGGGCATTGGAACCGAAGGCATTTACCAAGCCACCAGGGAAAAGCTTGTGAAGGATTGTGTTGCCGCTTTTGCGCCGGCCAGAATCATCGCCGATCAGTGAGGCCAGATCCGGAGTCGGATTGACCAGCTCGCCCATCAACGTCTCCTTGCTCCACTTCTCGGTCTGCGAGATCGTCGGATACATGACGAGAACGCGACGAGGCGCCTCGGCAATGCTGTGCCCGATCTGGTTCATCACCACCTCGGTCTTTCCCATCCGGCTGGCGAGCATGTAAACCGTCATCTGCACGCGTGGATCGTAGGGAGCCTCCATCATCTCTCGCTGATACGGTGCAAAGTCGAAGCGGAAGCGTCTCCCTCCCTCCATGCGTCGGACCTTCTCGGACCATTCCGGCGCGGTCATGGTGCGTTGGAAACGGAACGCACGCTCTAAGTGCCGAAGTGTTCCCCGGTAATACCGATCAAGAGCCGCCTCATTCATGTTTAGAACCCATCAAACAGGTTGACCGTGGCTCAACAATACCGGAGCCAGCGTCACCAATTGAGAGAATTGCGTCTCCGTCCCGCGCGAGAAGGTCAAGACTGCCGCTGTTGGGAGCGCCACGCTAGCCGCGTCGAGAAGTCGCAGCACTTTGGAAGTGTCGAGCGTCATTGTCACGCCGATTGGGCCGATAAAGGTCTCGGAAACCGTGATCGCCGGATTCGTTCCAACGGCAGTCCGCTTGATTTCAATCTTGATAGTCTCTCCGGTCGCATCTCGTGCCACCAAGAACTCTCCCGGCTCGATGTCCTCCAGCGCCGTTTCAATTTGATAAGTCGAAACATCCGCCGAAAGCCACATCGTGCCGGTATCGGTTGCCGTCCTGATTTGAAACTTTCCAGCATCCGGCATCCTTGAAATGGTGATGCGATCATTCTGCGCCACGCTAACGCTCCCTGTCGCGATGTTCGCCACCGTGACCGCAGCCTCGCTAATGTTGGCCGCGCTCGTCACCGCCACGAGCGTCTGGAGCGTCAGGTCAATCTCGACCGTCTCGACGTTGGAAGCACCGCCAGCGATCAAGGTAAGCGCACGATTGGTCATCGTCCCAAAAGCGGAATGGGCAATGGTGAAATCCGCCCTCGCTCCGTTGCTGCGGAAGGTAACCGTGAAAAGCCCGTTTTGCCCAGATACATCTACACCGCCAGCCGAAACAATGGCGGAAAGTCGATTCAGCGCGAGGCCCAGCAAATGCGCGTCAATCCCGGCAGCGGGAAGCTCGACGGTGGAGGCGCCCCAGGTAATCGACCAATCGCCAGACGCAATCGGCACGGGCTTTTCCAGCGCAAGGGACAAGCTCAAGGTATCGCTGCTCGCAATCTCCAAATGATCAGCGATTAGCTCGACGCTCAGACTGTCGCCGGGGCGAATCGCATCAGGCAATCCCCGCACCTGTCCTTTGTCGTCGTATCGCAATCTGAGCATGTCGGACGCCTCCACAAAACGCCGCAAAATCAAGTTGAAAATCCCGTTCGTTTTGTGGAGGCATCGGCATGCCTGACTCTCCCGTCATCTCTGGCGTTGCCGATCTGCCTAAATTCTATTTTGCGGAGGGCGCACCTTTCCGACTGACACTCACTGTCGGAGCAGAGTTTTCGATGACGGGCAAATTCGTGACCTTCGGAATGAGGGCAAGAAGCGGAACAGTCAGGCGCGTTTTCGGAACCGATTCCGGCGAGTCAAATCTGACCATCGCGGGGCAGGTCATCACCCTCAACATTGCGACCAATGCAGCGACCGTTCCGGCCTTCGCTTCCGGCTGGACGTTGGAAGATGTCCAGGCCAAAGGCGAGACTGAATACTGGGTAGATATTTCCGCGACCGAAGGCAGCGACGTTCTGCTGCGCCTTCAAGGCCAAGCCGATTGGGTGGCGCCTGGTTCCGACATTGCAGAATCTTCTGCCGTTGTTTCGTCGCCAGCTATTGACGTTGACATTACAAGCGGAGCCGTCTCGGTATCGGTTGCAGTCCTTGGCGCTGCGGAACCGACGCTGACGACCAACACTCCCACCAGCGGGTTAACGGGCATTTTGAAAGCCGCAAGCAACACGCTCGACGTTGCCGTTGCAGGAACTGACTACGTCGCCACAAACGATTCCCGCTTGACCGACGCAAGGACACCGACAAGCCACGTTCATGGTGGCATTTCCAACTCTGGAGCAATCGGCTCGACCTCGGGCCTGCCGATCAAGACCGGCACTAGCGGCGTCCTTGAGGCAGGGGCATTCGGAACGTCAGCGGGTCAGTTTGCGCAAGGCAACGATGCGCGATTCCATGATCGGAGCCACGCGATCACTTCGACCAGCGACCACACCGCCGGGAACTGGAAGGTTTTTCACTCCAACGGCAGCGGGCAGCTTGTCGAGCTTGCCCTTGGTGCGAATGATACATTTCTCAAGAGTAATGGTGCATCTGCCGCGCCTAGTTTCGCGACTCCTGCGGGAGGTGGCGGATCGTCCATCACCGGAACGGGAATCGCCTATGTCCGCACAACAGGGAACGGAGGAAATGATACGACCGGAACTATCGGAGATCCCTCAAAGCCGTATGCAACCGCGCAAGAGGCATGGAATGATGGGGCGCGGGTTTTTGAATTAGGGGCCGGAAGCTTTTCGTTTACGCACACATCATCCGTTAGTAGCACAGCGCAAGAACGTGTTTTCATCCAAGGACTTGGTAAGGAGGTTTCTAGTATCTCAATTACATGGGATGGTATCGATGGTGCGGTCGGATCGACATCTCCCTATGCGGTCGATGGTGGAAACGGGGTAATGCCTTCTAAGCTTTTTTTACAGTCGGATAGCACCGTAGCCATATCGCTCGCAATGTCGGGCGGGGATGGTGGAGCAGGAGGGGTAGGGCAACCGGGGACTTTTGAAGCACAAGGTGGCGTAGGTAGTGACGGTGGCGACGGGAGCAATAGCCCAGAGTTTAGTATTGCGAATGCACATCTAACTGCTTTTAGTTGCGTTGTTGGGGCGCCTGGAGCAGGTGGAGCGGGGGGTGCTGACGGTGGGGTTGGGGCTGGGGGGAATGGAATTGACGGAATTCCGGGGAACATAACTGGGGGTCTTTTTTCTTGGTGCTATGTGCCGAGCACATACACTGCTCCTGTTCAAGATGTCTTTTTGGCTAGCACAGTTGCTGGTACAGGGCAGCTTGTTGTTGATGGTGACAAGGGTAGTATCACAGTTAGCAGTAATGGGACTACTTGGTCTATAGAGCAAGGGGCAGTTAACATTGACAGAATTGTTAGTGCCACGGCAAAGGGTAAAATCATTGGCAGAAAAACCGCAGGTTCGGGGTTTTTTGAGGAATGTGTGATCGGGGATTTTATCACGCCTGCCGCTGTTACGACCAGCAACATCACGGACACGACAGGCGCTGTCACCAACGTTACTGGAATGTCCTTTACCATTGCCGCCAACGAAAAAGTCTCTGCTATATTTCGCGGCTTTTGGGCAACGAATACTTCTGGCTCGGGTTTCAAATATGCTTTTACTGGACCAGCCTCGCCTACCGACGTTCAGATCGGCGACTTCTCTTTCACTTCGGCCACCGCAGTTAGAACTGAATCGGGAATAACTGCATTCAGCACAACCGCGACTCAAGGCGGCGGAACGCTGATAAATAGCGCGATGCCTATTATGATTCAGATTTACGTGTGCAACGGATTTACTCCAGGCACAGTTCAGCTTCAAGTCGGCGGAGAAGTAAACGGCTCAACCTTCACTCTTTATAAAGGCTTTACGATGCAGGTTCTCAGAATCCCATGATAGCGACCATTCACGACATTCTTTCAATTGCTTGGCCAGATCGAGGCGGATGGCGCGTCTACGGAGACGAGATCAGCGCTGGAGATGGGGGCAGCGTGCCGACGCCGCAAGAGATCGAGGCACAACGCGCATTTGCAGAGGCCATCCTTGCAGACCGGGAGGCAACTATCAACCAACGCGCACAGGGCCGCTCTGCCCTCTACGCTGCATGGCAAGCCCTCCCCGCCTACATTCGTGGACCATTCCGCGAAAAGTTTGAAGTCGCCAACACGCTCCTCGACGAGGGCGATGATGAGGCCGCAATCGCCATGATCGAATACGCGGAAGCGCCAACCTCTTACACCGCAGAACAAGCAACGGTCTTCTCCGCAACCAAAACGGCCATGAAAGCAGGCATTGAAAATCTTACAGCATGAAACTCTTCTACGACCTCCGCGTTGATCGCCTAGTTGCAGCACCTGGGCAGGATTCTGTCATTACCGGTTTGGGCGGAAAAGCCGGAGATGGTGCGACAGAGGTGAAGCTCATCTTTGGGCGAAGCTCAGACCCGACGGCGGCAACGTCGATTGTCGAAGCGCCGACTTGGACGCCGGAAAATCTAGCTGGCGGCACTGTAATCAAGATCGGCATCAAGGAAGAGGGCGATTATTCCGATGGCGTTTTGCTGGCGTCAAACCAAACGTGGACGAACGACGCAGGCTCCTTTACTTACACTGGGTATTTGGACCTTAACACATCCCAGGTCAACACCGCCCTCGGACGAAATGACGCAAACGCTGCGAACGACATCGCGAGCCTAGCTTGCAGCCTTGAACTGACCTACCAGCTTGGAGGGTCTGGCGGATTCCGCAGCTCGGTTGATCCGGTGGAGTATACCATTTATCACGACATCCTTTCTGGCGGTGAGGCCACGCCAACAAATGCAGGAGATCCGACGCAATACCTTTTAAAGGCATCGGCTGCGGAATATCTGGCAACTACGACCAGCAAAATCGGAGGCACTGCCGCCGACCTCGACGCGGTTCCGACCGTATCAATGACGGTTGGGAAGCTGGTTCAATTTGTCGATCAAGATACCTCGCCAAATTGTTTAAGAAGCTACTTACTCATCTCCGGGACGACTGCCGAATCGGTTCCGGCCTATATTCGCCCTGATGACTTCAGCGCCAGCACCAACGCCAAGGTTTGGCAGCAGGTGCAGATCGCCTCTGAGGCATCAACTCCGGCGGAAGTAACTCAAGCCGAAGCGGAAGCGGGAGCCGTTACAAGCGCACGCACCTTTACCCCAGAGCGCGTAAAGCAAGCGATCCTTGCCTTGGAAACAAGCAAGGGGGTGGCGTCCAGCGTTGCAAACGAAGTTGTTCTTTTTAACGGGACAGACGGCAAGCAACTGAAGCGCGCAACCACCACAGGCATCGCGAAGCTTACCAGCGGCGTCCTTTCTGCCGCGACCGCTGGGACTGATTACTTGGCAGGAGGCGCTGTCACATCAAGCGGCTTGACGATGTCAACGGCTAAGCTTTTGGGTCGCACAACTGCAAGCACGGGAGCAGTGCAGGAAATCTCTACAGGTTCCGGCCTTGCATTAAGCGGAGGGAGTTTAGCGTGCAGCGGAGCAATCACCGCAAGCGGAATGACGATGTCCACCGCTCGACTGCTTGGGCGATCAACGGCAAGCACGGGGGCGGCAGAAGAAATTTCAATTGGCGCAAACCTGACGCTTCTTGGCGGAACGCTTTCGGCATCTGCCGCAACGGGTGGGGCGCTTCCGTCTGGAATCATAGTTTTAACGGCCAACGCTTCGCTCGTCGCTGCAACGCACGGCGGGGCATTGATTGACGTAACAGACCCAGCAACCGGCGTTGAGATTTCAACCCAGGTGACCGGGGCGTGGGGTGAAGGTTCGCACTTCTGGGTGATGAATCGAAAGGCGAGCGGAACCGTTACAATCTCGCCAGCATCAGGCGTCACGCTTATCAACAGCAGTGGCGGAAGCGTAAGCATCACCTTAACAACGTCGCAACGAACCGTTCACATCTGGCGATCAGCCGAAAACGTTTGGCGCGTCATATCATGAACATGACAACGCAAAAGGCCACCGCAATTACGAAAGAATACGGCGTTCAGATTTCTATCGGCCTGCTTCTCGTTCTAGGGGCCGGCGTGTGGAACCTATCGCGAGCCGCATTCAAGATCGAAGCTCGCCTTGAGGGGATTGAGCGCAATCAATGGTCAATCGAGATGGAACGCGAGGTCTGGCACAACGTGAGCAAGGCCAACCCGATGATTCAAGCGCCGGATATCAACGCGATCATTTCGATGTTCCGGTATTAGATTTGACCAGGAAGGAATCTTGCAAATTGCTTCAGCACTGACGCGCTGGTAATTGTGATTTCCCCACTCACTGCATCATCTGGCGTCTCTGAGTCAAAGGAAAACCGACCGCGACCTACTGGCACTGCCTTTGTAATTGTCTCCGAATCCCCTTCGATCAAGCCCGAAATGATGCCGTCAAGAGTTTCTCCATGCTCTGGGTAGAGAACATCGAAGGTAGCATCGCGATTTATCAATGTTGACCTAACCGTAGTCGTTGTTCTGGCCGAAATGGCTACGGGCGCTGCCCAGACTCCATATTTTGATAAATAGAGCGCGTCTTGGTAGGAGCCACCAAGCCCAAGATCAAAGAAAATTTGCTTTTGCCATGCGTCCGAAATGCGCGAATACCCAAGCATGTATGTTTCTTCGCCAATTGGTATTCCAGTGTCAACCTCCAACGGCCCTGAGTCAGTGCCGGGATCGGAATCATATGCCGCAGCAATAATTTTAGCAGGCATTTCGACGAGATTACTAAGGGCGTCGCCACCCAAAAACGTTCCCGCTTTTTCTGCGATGTTACTGCTGTCAAATGTTACATTGTCACGCATCGCAGCCATGCAGATGGAAGGTTGCGGGAAGGTGGCGGAAGGTGTGTCAAAATCATCCCCTACGGCGTAAACCCTAACTCTGTCGTAGTCTTCCGCTGGAGTCCGAACAAATCCATTCACTGGGTCTTCAGAATAACCGTAGCCAGCGGTCATTGTGTGCGAAAAACTGAGTCCATCCCACGTTAAATTGACTTCGACCTGTTCAGCAAATGCCCACTGCAAAATTTCAAGAGGAACTCTGTCTAATGTGCCTTCGTAAAAAAAGGGGAGTGCGAGCAATTCTTCTCTTGTAAACGGAGCGCCGGTTGTCACATCGTAGATAATCTGGGGGGATTCCCTGTAAATGGACGGCGGGTAAACTCTGCCGTCAACGCCAAAAAGCGCGTGACTAATTGGCAGATGTTCTGCCGAATAATCGCGAAAAGCTCCGCCACGATTAAAGCGCACGATACTCATCAGGGAGCCGACAGGATAGGAACTGGGACATGGGTAAAATCTTCGTCAAATTTATAGCCTCCCCATTGCAAAACCAAATCAACGGGGCGTGGAACTCTCCGCGCATAAAAGTCTTCAAACTGCTTTCCCCACTCTCCTTCTGGAAGAGTTCCTGCAATTCCTTCCCAGAGTAGGAAATATGCCTCCTCAACTTTCTGAAAAGTTTCGCCAGATGTAAACTTATACGTTTTGAAAGGGGTTTCTGGAGCAGGCCCAAAAACCAATTCAAAAGTCGGTTCCGTAAGATTAGTAAGTTTTATGTATGCGTATTGGCTTGGTCCAAAATCAAACGCAGAGGTAATGCCTGTGATTGTAACAGGCTCCGCCAAATCGTTGTAATCAAGGTAAATCCTGCCAGGGTTTGCAATTTTATATTGCTCCTCAAACGGAACGAGATCCCACGCATCGATGCCAGAACCTTCGCCAGCTAAAATATACGGAGGCATCCAGCCCTTGTCGGTCTCAACCCACCCTGGTCTGCCGCCGGGATTGACACCGTGCCGCCTCGCGGCCGCAACAATGGCATTAAGCGCGGCGGCAAAGCTTTTGTTGCCTGATTTAAATTCTGGGAATTTATAGCTCATCAGTTGGGATTTACCGGCTCCACAAGATTCTTCCACGATTCGGTAACCTGCCACGAATCCTCTGCCAATCTAGTGCGTTGAAAAGCTACGAGAATCCCAGCCAGTTTATAGGCTCCGCTAATGTTTCCGGTGTAATTAGGCGGATTTGGTTGACGCAATTGACCAACTGGGAGACTGCTTGGAACGACTGCCGGATACTTTGGTCTTGTCGGGGGAAATTTACCCTTGGCGATGTAGCTGTAGGAGGTGGTTTGCGCAAAGTAGCGGAAGTTAACGTTTTCGTCAGTCGAAGTGGTAAGCGTCACGCTTTCCTCCGCGATGTCGTCGGAAATGTTGACGGCGTTGTCGTTCTTCGAAAGCGAACCTTGATAACTTAAAACCAAATCAGCAACCGGCCCCTTTTCCTGCCACGATATCGATTGCAAGAACATCAACGGGTAAGATGCATTCTTATCGCCGAGCTTGTATTTAGCGACCTCTGCGGCCAGTGATGTCGCGACGCCGCGCCTTGTGACGGTCAGCGTAGCCGCTCCCCCGAGGCTTGTGTCGGAATCTATTGAAACATCGCGGAATGATGTGGTTCCTTTTGACGCTGGGGTGGGCATATCAGTTAACAGTTACGGCTGACTTGATGTTGTTTTCAATCTCTTTGAGAGATTCGGCTTGTTGCTCTTGGATTGTAAGGTTCTTCTTGGCGTCTTTGTCATCTCCCGATGTGTTCAATCGGCGCTTCTCGCCAAGTCCTCCAGTTGTCAGGCCGGACGCAATCCCAAGCCTAGCGCGATCCGCCGAAAAGGCGTTGTCGCCTCCTAGTGCCGATCCAGCTTGACCAAACAGGCGATTAGATGGCCGCACGGATTCACCAAAAAGCCTGCCGTCGCGCGATGACATGAGCGATCTTGGAGGTCCGAATTGTTCCGCCATAGGTCGCGGTGGTCCGTAGGTTCCTTGGACCTGCGGCACTTTGTAAGAATCGGCGGCAACCCTCGCTCTTTGCTCTGCAAGCTCGCGGTCATAGATGTCGGATTGTGGGGATTGCCCTCCTGCACTTGCAACCGACGGGAAGATCTTTCCAAAGGCAGCGCCAAATTTATCAGCGGCGTCTTTAACCGCCTGCGAAGGTGCCCAATCAATCCCGCCAAGCTCCTCTTGCAGCCTTGACGCAAAATCCGGCGCGGCTTTTTCTTCTGGTTTTGCCTCTCCGATGATTCGGGTGGTATCCACCATATCTACCTCGCCCTTTAGCGCTTTACCAAAGTTCTTGGCTAGCTCGTAGAACGCGCCGCCAATCGCATCGACCCCCGCTACCAAAACATCGATCAAGATGTTTTTCATAAATGAAAGCCCCTCGGGCGAAAACAATGCCCGAAGCAATGCGCCGAACACGTCTAAAGCTTTTGCAAAAGCGTCTGCCAAGACGGCGACGAGCAGTGGAACGGATGCCGAAATCATGGAAATGACGTTCTCCATGTTGAACGCGCTACCGATTCGTAATCCTAGTGCAGCAAAGTCGAAATTATCGAACTTCGTCAGGATCGCGTCAACGTCTCCCGCGATTGGCTCAAGGAATCCAACAAAGAAGCCTTGAAGTTTTTCGGGAATCCTCGCCATCTTGTCAGAGATTGAATCGAACAACCCTGCGGAGCGATCAAGGATCTCCGCTTGAGTCCCGAGGAAAGTGCCAGCATTAGCGAAGGCTTGCCCATCTGCGAAAAGCGTCAGAAGCTCGCCGCCGGACTTTCCGAATAGCTGCATGGCCACGCCAGCTCTGTCCGCTGGCGATTGAATCGCGGAGATCTTGCTTTGGATGAGTTCAAATTGCGCACCAGGATCAAGCTTTGCGATGTCCTCAAACTTGATGCCTAACGTCTCGAAAGGTTTCGTCGCAGTCTTTGATCCATTCCCAAAATCGGTAATTGTCTTTTGAAGCTTGTTGATCACGCCGCCGATTTTGTCGGCTGAGACGCCGTTGTCTTCAAACGCTCTTCCCATCACGGCAAGCTGACCTGCCGCAATGCCAGTTCGCGCAGAGAGGTCTGCCATCTTGCCGCCTAAATCGGCCGCCCCCTTTAGCCCCGCTGTAAAACCTGCTCCCGCAGCAGCGGCCCCGGCTAATGCGATTGCGGTTGCCGCCTTGCCAGCAGACAGAGCGAGGCCCCCCATGGCCTTGGTAGCACCGCCAAGCGATTGCCCTATCTTAGTGCCGGTAGTTGCTGCCAGCCCTCCAGCTCGCCGCATCGTCGCAGCGAATCCCGTCATATCTGCCGAGATCGTGGTCTTAAGGTCTGCTTTTGCGGCCATGTTGCAATCCCTCTACAAAACATAGCAGAATTTCAACTTGCGTTTTTCGTTCGTTTTGTCGAGTCCTCCGGCATGGACACGAAACTTCTTCTGGGTCTTCTCCTTCGTCACGGCCTGACTATCGCAGGCGGCTACGCAACCGGGGCTGGCATTGTCTCACAAGCAGACCTCCAGACCGGTATCGGCGCAGCGGTCGCGCTTGTAGGGATTGTGATGTCGGCGCTCGAAAAACGTAAGCGGACCAAATGACAAAAGCCGAAATCGTCGAAATCCAAACGCGCCTCAAGGCCCATGGCTTTGACCTGGGTGCAGCGGATGGAATGATCGGGCCGAAAACCCGAGCGGCGATCATCGCTTTCAAGGTCTCAAAAGCCCTATCGCCTCGCGACTACATTGGGCCGATTACGCTGGCCGAGCTACGCAAAGAGCCTCAAGCATCGGTCGCACCTCCAAAGGTCGCAGGAGAGCCAATCTGGCTGCGCCGAGCGCGTCAGGAAATCGGCGTTTCCGAGATTGCTGGGCGGCAGCATAGCAAGCGCATCTTGTCCTACTGGCAGCTCGCTAGGCTATTCTTCACTGACGATGAAACGCCTTGGTGCGCCGGTTATGTCAACGCCATGCTTGAGGATTGCGGCATTGCCGGAACTCGCAGCGGCATGGCGCGGAGCTTTGAAAAGTGGGGCCAGCCCTGTGGAGCGATCCCTGGGGCCATTGTTGTTTTCTGGCGCGGATCAAAATCAAGCGGATCCGGCCACGTTGGATTTGTGACCGGGAAAGATCAATACGGGAACATCATGGTTCTAGGTGGCAACCAAGGCGATGCTGTCAACGTTAAGCCGTTCGAC